GAGGTTATTGGGTAAATGCATTATTTTTGAGTGATTGATACAGTCCAGCATTCTTGCTCGCCAGACACTTGCTAATGCAAAGGCGTTAAACAGATAATCCCCCTGTAGCGCGTTTTGAAAAATGAAACGTATTGCCACGTAAAATGAAAACCGCTGGATGATCTCATTCTTAGCGGTTTTTCTCGTTTTAGGTGGCGGAGTTTATCAAATTTGGCGTGTTTGGGGTTGCTGCTTGGATAGTCGTTATTGCCTTACTTTCTTCTCTTCGCCTCTGTTAGTGATTGTTTTGGTGTGATGTTTGTCACAGGGCGAGAAAGTTATTTATACTTTAAATATGATTTAAACCCTCTTTAATGAACGGTATTATCAGTTTAAGGCTCTCCTGATAATACCGTTACAAACTAACCTTTGAGTGAATCAATCACGCTTAGCAGTTCGTTGGGGTCTTGTGATGTAACTCCCAGCTTCTGCGATATTGCTGATAACAGTTGACCTTGGTTTTTAAGCATTGTCTGCAATTCGCTTATATCGTCATACGCTTTTGCTTTTACTTGCATTAGCGCATGTTCGCTATTTTGCTGTGATTGCTGTAATGCTTGTTCAAGCTGGCCCAGAGCTTGCTGTGATTGCTCCTGCTGTTGTAATGCTTGTTTAAGCTGCTTCTCTAACTCTTTTTTATCTGCCATTTTTTTACTCCTTATGAATTAATAAATAAGCTCAAGATATGATCTTGAAAATGCTTTTCTGTTGCTGCTAACACGTCTAACCCATCATATTCACCGCCATCTTGGCGATTAAAGTTAAAGTGCTCATTACCTGAGTTGTCTTTAAAAATAAGCGGTAATTTACCTGCATCGCACAACTCTTGATCAGGCCAGTAGCAGACTTGGTATGATGTGTCTGTGTGGTTGTGGCTGTTATCTGTATAACTGACACCTTGTAACTCAATACTTTCGCTTGAGTTACGGTTTACCGTTGCGGTTTTGATTTTAAGTACTGCTTCGGTGTAAACGACGCCATGGACATCGGTAAAACTTGCTGTTGGGATTGGCATAATTGCCTCCTGTTGTGTTGTGTTGTATGAAATTATTTTTCTTGTACCACAAGTGAAACTTTGTGTGTATTTATATCCAATGCATTAGGAATACGTTCAAGATCTTCTATATATACTTGATAATCCACGTCTGTGCTTGACGTTGAGTCATTATCAAAAACTTCAAATGATTCTTCATAATCAAAGTAGCTATTACTTGTGATAGCTCTGCTTTCGTGTATACGCTCAGTTTCTAGCGTGACCCAACTACCCCCGTTAATTCTGCGTTGAATGTGTGCTATGAATGATACGCTTATAGCACTGCGTGACCCTACACTCCCACTTACTGTGTGAGTAACCGCTATTATTTTTCGTCTACCGTTCGATGAAATATTTGAGAGGGGCTCCAACACATAGGTTGACTCGTGAGGGCCAGCAATAGGATCACTAGGGTTGCGACTGTCACTGCCTGATTCTGTAATAATACCGCTACCAGTTGCACCAGCCCAATATGCACTACCGTCTGTTGCTGTGTACGCGATAGCGTTGTTTTTTGTGAGTGCGCTGTACTGTGGCTCTCCGTTAGTTAGTAATTTTGCACCGAACCATTCCATCAAGCTGTCAGGCCCGAAAGGCTCTGATGCTAATACTTTCATAAAGGCAGATGACGCAGAGGCAAGCACAACAGTTGGAGATTGTAATTTCACACCGACTTCGATTTGCTCTGATGTAATGCAATCAGCCTGCAGGTGGTCTGTTGTTATTGCGTTAGCGGCTATGCTGTTAGCGGTTAGTTTTTCGCTGATATTTGCATTTTTAATGTAAGCAAAATTAGTGCTTAACAGTCCAGCAGCAACAACATCGGCTTTTAATCCGCCTGAAAGGTTTGTCCAGTCAATATCGGTTGGTAAGTTATCTATGTTGGAGAAATCAGCAGCGGTTAATACTCTTGATGTGCCAGCTGATGCGAACGGTTTACACTGCATTTGCGCAGACGCAGTTACTCCTACACAAGAGAGTGACCCAGCACCGTCCATCCTAGCTACCGCCTGCCCACTTCCATTACCAAAAACAACCCCGGCACTCCCTGCGTAATAGTTCAGGTATGTAATAAACCCACCCATAGCTGCGTCTATGTGCAGATTCCCATTAGTTGCGTGTATTTTGGCTTGTTTATTAGCAGTTGAACCATTTAACAGTAACGCCCCTGTTGCAGTTGAACCGTAATCTCCTATCTCTATATTACCTTTAACATTTAAACTTATAGTCTGGTCATCACTTCTCATTGAAAATGTGCCAGTTGTACTACTGTTGAAATACAATACCAGTTGCTTGATTATGTGAAGTTGTTGCTGGTGCAACAATTTCAATGAACCTATTTAAAAGACCTGTAATGGCACCACTACCAGTACCACCAATATCACCGACTTGCATAGAAGTATTGTTAACTTGTAAATTACCTATAAACGTATTAATACCTGTCCACGTCTGACTGCTTGATAATCTACCGAACCGACCATCACTTTCGGATTCCGTATAATAACGCCCATCGTGAGTATGTGATGTTAAAGAATACTTACTAGACAACGTCGCACCATTTTCGGTAAAAGACGCTGCTGATACGACACCCGTAAACTGAGCTTGTCCTCTATATAACTTAAGCCATTGAGTAAACGCACCGCCTTGGTTCGTAGTGTCATAGTCACCGAACTGCATATATTCAGTTCCGTCATCATCGGCAGTTGAAAATCGCAAATAGCCAGCATTGCTACTGCCCAACCACTCAATTGCAGCATCATCGTTAGCTGGTGTGCCTGCTCTGAAAATAAGCTTGTCCACAATGGATTTTTTTGCATTAAAATCCTGCGCAGTTGAACCCGCTTTATATGCATATCGGTTGTCACTTTCTGATTCCGTATAATAACGACTATCATGTGTATGATTACCTGCTGCATAATTAGTTAAGTCAGTGCCTATGTTTCCTTTATTACTATCTGAATAAACCCGATTTCCGTTGTCGTGTAGATTACTTGCATAAGTAGTTCCTACACCTCCTCCTGAAACTACACAGTTAATGTAAAGATCTTCCCATGCACTTAATGTAGAATTATGCCCAGCAACCACACATTTACCTGCATGATTACCAATGAAAGGTACACTGTCTGAACCATTATATACCCCTATTTGTCCGCGCCACCCCGTACTGGTACTACCTGCACCTACAAGATTTAGATTTATAATCTTATCATCACTTCTCATTGAGAAATACAATACCAGTTGCTTGATTATGTGAAGTTGTTGCTGGTGCAACAATTTCAATGAACCTATTTAAAAGACCTGTAATGGCACCACTACCAGTACCACCACCAATATCACCGACTTGCATAGAAGTATTGTTAACTTGTAAATTACCTATAAACGTATTAATACCTGTCCACGTCTGACTGCTTGATAATCTACCGAAACGACCATCACTTTCTGATTTACTATATGCGCTTAACCACGCTCTAAATGCACTTGTATCAGAACAAAAACGAGTGTAGTTATCAGACGTGTTTATACGGAATGCTACCCCCCCCAACATTCTTGATTCATCCTGATAAGATGAACGGCACAATCTAACTTGAATATCACCGGCACTATCACGTTTAACAATCGTACTTGCAACCGATGTTTGAGACTCTGCTACACCATTGAGTTTTTCTGAATCAGCCGCTTTCGCAGTCTTACCTAGATACAGCGCCCCAAAATCAGGCTTATTCAAAATAGCAGACCAATTCAGACTCAAACTGTCGGGGTTTTGATATTCTTGTACTGCGGTAAAATGGCTGATTGAACCTGCGGACGGGACAATTGAGCCTGTTCCGTGACTGATGACTAAGCTGTAAACATGATTAGCTGGTACTGCTTCGCTACCGCTTGCGCTGGTGTCCTCAAAACTGGTTGATAAACGCCATTGAATGTCATATTTGCCCAGCACCGTTTGCGCAGAAGTGGTGAATGTCCATGTTTTGATTGTTGTGCCGTCACGCTTGAGGGTTGCCGTTATCTGCTTTGGATCGTTACTGTTTGCATAATTAACATAACCAGAGGCATAAACAGAGAGTATTGCTTTGCTGTTTTTCTTGGTGATTGCAGGCAGGGTAATGGTTGTGCCGTTGTTGATACTGTTTGCACTTAACGACTCTTTGGTTGTTGTCACTTGGCCCACATCGCCAGCAAATAGTAGTTTGCTGGTAAAGTCACTGCTGAGCATATCTTCGGTTAATGAACCGGGCTTAACAATTAGGTCGCCTGATTTATCCACCGCCCACGTAGGTAACGCACCTGCACCTGCAGGGTAAGCTGCAAACCAGTACGGGCTAATAGACTCGCTACTCATTTCAGCGCGAGCACTGCCCTCTGGTGCAGTGCGGAACAGACCACCTGTAATAGTCCCCATGTTTGCATTTAACGCGGAAAGGTTAGTGAATAAGCCCTTAATGGCTGTCAGATGTTTACTGCTGATGGCATTAGCTTCTAACTCATTTGCGCTGATGTTGTCTTTCTCTGCTAAAGCTCCCCATGCTGAACCATCTGCTTTGTTGCCGTCCAGCATGTTGTTAATTGAGGTCTTATCATCTCCACTGAAAACATCATCAACAGTGGGTTTTAGTTTGCTCCACTGGTATAAAGCCGCATTAGATGTATTCGCAGTTGATGATAGATTGTTGTAACGAATACCCAAAAACGTGCAATCATTACTGTTTGTTGTATAGATTGTACTGCTGCCGTCATTGCTGTTCGAATAAACAAACCAAGTATATAAAGTGGGGGCATCTAAACCGGGTGATCCGTCATCGCCTTTTATAGACAAACCGTCATTGCCCGGATCGCCTTTATCACCTTTTACAGATAGCCCGTCATCACCCTTATCACCTTTGTCACCAGTGATCAGACTCCAGCTGTAATCTGCTGCATTCGTACTCTCCGTGGCAGTGGTTTTGTTATAAGCTACGCCGATATAAATTTTACCAGTTGGGGAGTTACTTAGGTTTAAACCTGCAGCATCATCGGCATATTTTATCCATGTATATAAGGTATCACCCGTATCACCTTTTACCGAAATGGGTTCGCCCGTATCGGCCGCCCAACCCACTCCGGGGCTGATCCGTTGTACTTTGATCGAAAGACCTAATTCAGCATCGAGTTTTACCCAGACTAACGGCTGTGCTGGCAGGTTAGGCGTAAAAGTAATGGCAGTTTCATCACCTTGATGACCAAAGCTGTTGACCGGGGTTACTTTTACTAAGTAAATGGTGTCTTTATTAAGCCCATTTAAGGGCAGTTCTGAAACACGGATTTTTTCGATGCTTTGCAGTAATTTATCACTGCTATATATAGCAACATTAAAGCGAGTTGAACTGTTGGCATGATCCCAATTTAACAGCCCCTGATATTCGTCCCCGTCCACTGCATCAGTGAACGTTAAGTTAGTCACTGGCGCAGTGCCCCAAGGGCTTGGCAAAGCAGGAATAACAGGGGCGGTAACAGTGCGCAAACCTGAAGGATTGCTGTAAATTTCTGGCAGTTCTTCACGCAGTTTTAGTTTGATGCCACCTTTAGTAAATGACCAGCTGATCACTTTGAACTCTTCGCCGTTGAGGCGCAGAGATGGCAGAACAACACTGACAACAGCACCTGCAACGGCGGGCAGGCAGTTGTATTTTGCGGTTAGCTCTAAGTGTTTGCCTGCACGGCTTTTATTTAATTCAATATGTGCGATACGCTGGCACTGGGTTGCAGACGGCACCCAAGTCATATCCAGATCGGCAATTAACTCTTTACCGTCAGCCTCTACTGCATCACTGTCAACAACAGCGGGAAAATCCGCCATATTGTATTCTTGATTCGGATCGACAAATTGCCCTGTGACGGTATTTAAACGACTAGAGCGATCAGAGCTCGGCACCAGTGTTGCACTGCCTAATAGATCATCTTCGGTGATAGTAATAGTTGCCGGGCCGTAATATGCGCCTGTTTCAACAGTAAAAAAACCGCCAGCACGATTGATTGAGCCTGCAAAACAGGTGCTGAATCGGCTGAGAACATCTTTAGGGTCGGTATCTATATCAAAAGCACAAGCTAGCGAGTAACGCGTTTCATAAACATCATAGAATTGCTCATCACATTCATTAGCTGCGGCAATCCAGTTCTCTAATGGCAGTTTATCTGATGCTACATTTAACGTATTGACAATATAATCACGAGCACATAAAACAGGGTTTGAGCTAAACCGCGGCACGACTGGTCCGTAGCTTCGCGGATCAAATACTTTTTTACCCTCAACAATGGCGTGGAAATTCGGCACGCCCATTGGAAAAGTGTTGGCATCAAAATAGAGAACAAGATGCGCAAAACAGATCCCTTTGCCTACCATATCGCTCTGCCATGCCTCTACCCCTGCAAGGCTAGGGGCAACGGCTGTTTGTGTGCCATCATAGATAAAGGCTTTGGCGCGGTAACGTTTTTCATCAACCATTGGTGGCGCGGGGTCTTCCTGCGTTGGTTGATATCCCTCTTCAACCACACTGACAATATAACTACTCTCAAAAAACTGATCACAGCCGACAAGCAATGCTTCACTGCTGTTTTCGGTCAGCTTCATCTCATCGAGAAAACAGCTTTGAAGTCGGTTACAAACATGACCGGCTAATGGCACAACCAGATGCAGTATTTCACCATGGCCATCTCCATCATTCGGCGATTCTTGAGCAAAAACAATCGGGCCGGAAACATCTGCAACACCATAAATTTGTTTTAACGGCGCATTAGCACTGCGGAACATGTGTTTTTGAGACTGCGCATCGTTTTTAGCTCGTTCGGCTGCTTTACGGGCTTTGTATGCTGTTGTGTATGAAGCCACGGCTGAAACAACCATGATCCCATACATCACAGCCTGAAAGGCGTTTATCCCGGCCCATGCAAGTACTGCTGGCATTAACTAATCCTCCAAGCACAGATAACAGATGATAAAGAAAGGCGCTGCAGGCTGTTACTGCCCGTGCAGAGAACCTGCCCCGCCCAAATAATTCCAGCCGCAAACTCGCCGTTTTGCTCAATTAATACGACATCACCACGTTGCGCCATTTTTGCAGGAATTTCAGTGCCCAAAACGGCAATTAAAGCGGTTTTAAGTGACGAATAACCCTCATTTAACAGCACTCGTTTTGCACCAATTGCACTGCTGTAACGGTTGCGGAAAACAGCTGCATAATCTTCACCCGTTAATGCTTTTACGCAATCAGCAGCAAACAGGCAACAGTCCCATTTTCCCCACTCAAAGCGGTTGTTATTGTTGTTTTTAAGGAATAGCGCTAATGCGTCTAAATTTTTCATTGTTTATCCTGTTTGTAAAACCTGCGGGACTACCTGCCTGCATCAGGCAGGAAGTCCCGGCCCCGTGGTTTATTTGCGGGACTAAAGTCCCGGCCCCGTGGTTTATTTGCGGGACTAAAGTCCCGGCCCCGTGGTTTATTTGCGGGACTAAAGTCCCGGCCCCGTGGTTTATTTGCGGGACTGAAGTCCCGGCCCCGAATAAGTGCTATTTTTCTTTTAGTGGCAGTGCATTTTTCTTATTGCCCCAATAAATCGGGCGTTCCACCATTGCTGTGATATAACGAAAGAATCGGTCACCTACAGATCGCTTCTGATGGCTTTCATCGTTATAGCGGTCTGGCAGACGCAAACTGCGCTCTAAATTATCAGCAGTTAAGGTAATGCTGATTTTATTGTTTTCGCCTTTTTCAACGCCAAGCTTGTCAATTTCGCCAGCGAACAGGGGTAAAACTGCTGTATCCACAATACGGCTGTTTTCATCGAGAAAACCCAGATAAACATTGCCTGTGCGACCGAAACACTCTTTTTCAATTACTTCTGCCACTGCTGCATCATCAAGCCCGGAAAGGGTTAAACTGCACTCATGGCGACCTAATTCAGCGTTATCAGTAATATCACCGACACTGCCCATTGCGCCAATTCCCTGATATTCATCACCCGCATAAATCAGCGGACCTAACCCAGTATGCAGGCGCACCCAGCCGTCAGGCCAGTGAATGGCAACCAGATAAACCAGATCAATATGTGAACCGCTAACGGCTGTTTTTGTTACGGCGTTTATTTCACGCATCAGATAACCTCAATTAGTTTGAGTGATACATTTGTTAAAATGCGTTTGCGTGATGAACGACGAGGGATCTGTTTATCGTCCTGCAGCCTGAATAATCCCTGCGTATTTTTCATAATGATTGCAGAGCCATCAGCAGGAATAACACGCAGACGAGGCTCGAAATGAATGGTCGCCATCGTATCAGCGCCAACAATACAATCCCGCGTGACTCCCTTGAGTTCATTGCCAATTTGAATATAGTCACCCGCTTTAAGCATGGTTTTATTGGCATCACCCCCGCGAATATTAAGCATCGTTCCCGTTTGATTGGCACCAGCAACAACTGGCGCACCGTTGCCTGTTCCCATTGGCAAGGTAAAGGCACTGTCACCAATTAAAAACGGGGTAGCACTGCCTTTGAGTGACCAGAGAAAGCCGATTAACTGCGCGGTTTGTTCTTTTGTCAGTACGTTAAAATCAAGGCTTGCCGTCCACATTTCACCCGCAAACGCGACTGTTTGCGCACTGCGGTTAAAACCACTGGAAAACGTTTTGCTGTTAGCCAGCAGACGGAAATCAGAAACACTGGGTTTAATATCTGTTGGAAAAATTTTCATGATGCGATTGCTCTCCCGATGCGACCTTCACGGCTTTCGACTTGGTTGCCCACTTCATCCACAGCTGCATCTTTTGCTTGTTGGATGATCTCAATAATTAACTGGTTATCTTGTAAACGCTGTTCAACCACAGTGCCCTCGGCTGCCTGATGCAGATTAACCACCACATTAGGCATGGCACTGCTTGTGCCTCCGCCTTTTTTCATATTGTCGGTAAGGAATTCAAAGTTTTCGCGCTGGGTCGGGTTCAGTACCATTTCATCTTTGCGTAATAACCAAGTACCTTCATTAGCGGCAGGAACTCGACCGATTCCGTCATGTGCCATACCTGCGATTGACTGCCCGGCGATAACGCCAACTGATGCGTAACCCAATGCTTTGATAAGACCAGACTGAATAGCAGCATAAGGCCCGCCTGTTTTTAATGCCTGCGCAGCACCTGTTTCTGTTGCCGTAATGGCAGCAGGTATTGCGACAGCTTGCTGCGCGATAAACATTGCTTTGCTAAGGGCTGACTCCTCTTTTCCAGCGGCTTTCATCATGCTGATACCCATGCCTAGTGCGTCCCCTGTTAAAGAGAGGGTTTGATCTAGTTGATCACGCTCTTTTTCAGCGGCTGTTTTATCTATCTGTGTAAGTACGTCTTTATGGCGTTGTTGCTCCAGCTCAATCAGCTGATTAATTCTAATTCGCTCTGCATATTCATATTCACCTAGCCCCAGCTCTTGGTTATCCAATGTGCTGATGTTGCCTTGATGCAGATCGTCTTCTTTTTGAGTGGGTGTTTGCAGTGAACTGGCTACACGGTCAAAACTGGCGTTTTGTGTTTGACGGGCTTTTTCTTGTTCGGCTTCCCGCTTTTTATTTGCTTCTTCTCGCTGTTTTGTTATCTCTTTTTCAGCATCGGCCTGTTTTTTCAGTCCGTCTAAATAACTTGCTTGTTTGATGATGGTTGCAGCGAGTTTGTCGTCTACCCCTTGTAAATTGCCATGTTCAAGCTCATAGCGGGCTTGTGCAGCATTAGAGGTTTTGCCGAACAGGGCGATATTTTGCTTTAAGCTGGCAAGGTAACGATCAGATGCAGATAAGCGTTTACTGACAAGTCCCTCTTCATCTTTTGCTGTTTTATCTTTTTTTAGTTCGCCGTTAAGATCGGATAAAGCAGCCTGCAGCTCTTTGGTTTTTTCAGCTGCATCTTTGCCAGAGTTCATTAGGGTTGTTAAGTCTCTGCTGAATTTCTGCAATGCTTCTTTTTTACTGCCGCCTGTTGTTTCATAAATAGCGGTTAACGCATTCTGTAAATTTTCAAATGATTTAACACTGCCATCTGTTTTGACTCTGTTTAACGTAGAGATCAGGTTTATTGCCTGCGCATTGGTGCCGCCGAACTCTTTTTGAATATCTGACATCATTCCATAGAGCGCACCCGCCCCTGAAAAGGAACTTGCCCATTCAGATTTATTAACTATTCTGCTGAGTGACTCGCCTGTTCTGTCACTTTCATTTTCAACTTTGCGCAATGCTTTTACTGCGCTATCCATACCCGCACCAAAAAAGCTTTCAAACTTATCAGTGGCTAATTCATTAATAGCTGAGCCAGCAGACTTTACAGCAGCATCTGCCTCCATGACAGCAATGCCAATTTGTAATTTAGCGGCTTGTGCATTGGTTTTAGCGAGTTTGGCAATACGCTCTGTTAAGATTAAAGAGCCATTGCCTGTGCGCTCCATTGTATCTTCAAGCCGTTCCATTGAATCAGCTAGTTTTTCAGATGCGTTTTCGCTGTCTAGTAATGTTGGCAAAAGAGATGCGCCAACAGATGCCGTAATAGCAATTGCGGCACCAGCCAATGAACCAATAGCACCAAACATACCCAAAAATTGAGGCAACTGCTGCGCAACTACTAGCAATTTATTTGACCCGCCAGCAATCATTACACTAGCATCTTGGATCTGATAACCGGCATTCTGAAAATAACGGCCCATGTTTTTAGAGCTTTTAGCCGCGCGTTTGCTGGAGATATCAATAATATCTGCACTTTTAGCGACCTGTTTATAAGCCCGTGAGGCATTTTGTGATGGTGTGGCAGTCTTATTTAGTTCGTTGTTCAGCCCTTTAATTGATGCTTTACTGCGCTTAACTTCCCCAACAAGCCCAGAGCCATCGGCTTTCAGCTTTAAATTCAGTGCTAAATTGCTCATTGTTACGACTCCCTTATTTATTTGGCTTGGTTAAGTTCGCTTGCTGCAATGCGCCCTATGTGACGCAGTTTTGCAAACAGTTCGGGGGTAGCTTCCCGTTGGCTAAATTCGGCTTCTGTTTTGATAGCAGGAAGATCTAACCCTAAACAGATTGATTCTTGATAGCGAAACAGATCATCTATATCTAAAAACCAACAAAGTGCCGGCCAGTTTTCTTGTAATACTAAAAACTGATCAGGCTTTTCTAGCGCCAGTTCTGCTTTAATTTGAGCCTCTGAATAGCCAAAAGCAGTCAGTTCTTGGCGCAGTTCGTTCTGATCATGCTTAGTAAGCGGCGTGCCCGTTGCCCAATAACGAGCCGCCTCGGTTAGTTTTTTACTGCAATCCCTGAGCTTGCATCGAGATAAGCTTGCAAAAAGCCTTGGCGAACATAGGGAATTTGAAGCAGTGAGGTTACGTTTTCAGGGGTAAATTCAAGCGGTTTATCAGATTCATCAGCAACGCCATCCCAGCCGATACAGGCAACCTTTAGGATTTGTGCATCACCTTTGTTTGCAAGTTTATTAAATTCATCTTGAGGCAGGATTTTAAATTTTGCTTCACAACTGACAGTTTCTGTTTTACCGCCGTCAATTGGCAGATTGATAGTAACAGGCCATAGAATTTCTTTATTTAATGTAAGTTTAAACATGATGTAATCCCTGATTAAAAATTAGTTGTAGGTCGGGGTTGTTCCCGTCAGGGTTGTATTATGTCGTGATGATGAGATAAGTGAGATTAAAGCAGTTTGCTAGTTTTGGGGGTTGATTTTGCTTTTAAGATCAAACAAGGCGGGACTAAAGTCCCACTTCCAAGAGCAGTGGGCGGGACTAAAGTCCCACTTCCAAGAGCGGTGGGCGCGATAGTGTGGTTAACGGGTGGTGATAGTGAAATCTTCAATAAATTTAAACGGAATGCTGTAGGTAAGGGTTCCGTTCTGGTCGCCATATTCGGGCCGACCCAACTGAATTTTCTTACTGCCAATTGCAACAATGTTACCTGCAACCGTGCCGTGGATTAATTCAATCGCTATCTGGCTTTCTGATTCGCTGACGGTAAACGGATTGAAAGTGTCGAGATCAGGCGCTTCAATAGTGATTTTACCGTTTGGTTTCCAGTCAGAGATCAATACCTCTTCATAACCGATATATTCCACATAGTTGATCTCATTGCCGTCATCCGCTTCAAAATCAATTAATTTCAGCGCTTGGCCTGCAAGTGTAAAAGAACTGAATACACGGCCTACTTTTTCGGGTTTGGTCCAGCCTGTTAAGTCTGGTGTGGCGAAAGCTGTTTTGCTGATACCGCCATAAAGCCCAGTAATTTCAAACTCAAAATAACTTAACTCTTTCGCTTTAGCAGTGATCTTGATTTTACCGCGTGCGCCCGTGATGGTATGCAATGCGCCGTCTTTGTAATAGATGATTGTGGCATCAAGATTGCTGTCATCTAAAATGCGCGAGTGAATGACTTTATCAGCTTCAAGGGTTTCATTACGTCCGCAAATTTGCAGTAGCGGACTGTATTTAACCGCACTGTCAATAGCACCTGCACCTGCCAGCTCAACAGAGCCGGTTAATTTAACATGTGTTCCAGCCAGAATCTGCGGGCTGTTACCCATACCGCCATCATCGAGTGCGCGATCAATCTCTTCACCCGCAAACGGGGTGATAGTGATCCCTTTGGTTTGAATGGTAACGGCAGTTGCGCCTGCGCTGATATAATCGTCACCGTATTCATCCGTGCCGACTCGGCGCAATGCCATCATCATATATTGTTTTCTTGTTTTACGTGCCATTTGCTTTCTCCTTAAATAGCTTCTGCATCATAGGTTGTGGTAAAGGAATCCAGCCAAAAGATTGATCCAGCTTTCATTTTTACAAGATTAGATTTACCCAGCTCCAACGGTTGAAACGGGGCGGGTGGTTGCCAGCCAAATAGGCTATCTCTAAGGTGTTTGCGTAACTCTGTTAATACCTTATTGCCTTTTTCACCTGTTGGATCATTACGCTTTGTAACAACCAGAAGCACACCGATATTGATAGCGACCTCCTGCAGTGGTTTGCCTAAATCACGCCGGTTAGGTTTCGGGCTTTCTGACTGTTGAAATACATAAACTGATGGAGTGCGGGTGATGCTGACATCATCAAGTGACGAGAGAGCCAGCGCACTGCCTACGGTTGCAAAAACAGCTTTACCGTTTTCATCTGTTAAGACTTTAAGGCGGGTTTCTATGCTTTCTAACATCGTTGTGCCTCATACAAGGCGGGACTGAAGTCCCACTTCCGATTTTTCATTAGATAAAGCCTGTTGATTTATCACGCGCCCAGTGACTGCCTGCGCTTTGAATTTCGGCACCTGTATCAACTACTGGCGACTCTGTATTGCTATCTAGCCCAAGAGAGATGATACCTTTGCTTATCTGCTCCAGCGTTTTAACTGCACCCTCATAACGCTTAGTGACTAACTCGCTCGGCTGTTCGTCATAAAGAAAATAACGTGTTATTTCGGCAGCAAGCCGGGGGATCACATCAGGAACAGTGACCAGAGGCAGTACAAAACGACCCGCTAAGTAGCCGTTAATAGTACTGGTTGCGTCATCTATTGCCATCTGCGCAACAGCATCGACTACCGCGCCCGTTTCACTGCAGTGATGCGATCAAATGTTTCATCTTCAAGCTGTTCGACTGACGGCTTACCTGATTTGGTCAGATCAAGGCTGCCATCAAGTTTTAGCCGGTGGATAACTTCGGCAATATCTAGATCACTTAAGTGATATTCAGATGCGCCGTCACTGTCCGCCACCAGTTGAGCTTGATCATCAGATTCTGCCTGATCGGGTTTTTGCAGTAGCAAGCGAGGATCATTTGTAATCTGCTGAATTTGTTTGTCAGAGAGGCTTTCCACCTTTCAGTTCGTTAGAGCTATTTGCATCTAACTCACGCTCGAGCAGGCGAGTTGCCACTTTTTCTAGTGATGTAGGCACAACTAGAATCGTTGGTTTGATACCTAGTTTGTCGCCACCGTCACCTTTAATGCCACGCATCGCTTGAATCGCTTCCCATAAAGAATCAGCGTTTAGCGTTTTCTTCATACCGAATGCCATCTGCCAGAAACCAAAGCCAACAGCACAACGCTTATCTACGCCATAACGGAACTCGCCAGACATAAACACCGATTCATCATCATTTTTAGTCATAGATATGAGTGATGGGGGCTTGCGCTCTTGGTAGATAAGCGGTTTGATAGCGCGAGATGTATCTAAAATAAACCAAGGTTCACCATTAGCTGTCACGTAATCCGCATCCACAATCATGTTAGCGGTTGGAGTCACTGCACCAGAGCCATCAACAGCAGCGTTTACAGGGTGATCAGTATCAAAGAAGTATTGACCGTCATAACAAGGTTCGGTGAAACCATCAGCTAACATCTTAAATACCAACTGATCAGGATGAATCGCGGCTGCATTACCCATCTCTTGGAACAGTGTCGAGTAGATACTTAACTCATCATCTTCGATATCATTCTTATCAACACCTACGGTTGACTCGTAATTTTCGTTAATAATTTGATAACCATGTGCTTGCATCGACTTGATTTGACGATCCCCTACCCATTTAGCTAAGGTAGGGAATTTACCTAACCAACCGTAAGTGTTGCTTTTGCTGGTTGACTTGATAACAGAAGCTATCTTAGTGAACTGTGTATCCACACCACCAAGGCCGCCTTGGAATTCACGATTAAAGCCCGTAAACAGGGCCGAAACTAATACGGAAGTGACTAACGCCATTATTTTTCACCTTTTGATTTTGCAAAGTCTGCGTGGCTAATACCTAATAAATCGGCAGCGATCACTTCTTCTGCTGTAAGTTGTGCAAAACCGTTATCGTTAGACTCTGGTTGTTTGCCTTGGGTTTGTGTTGCATTCAATGCTGCAATCGGTACACGCACATCAAGTGAACGCTGCAATGCCGTTTTGATTGCCTAAATCGGTAAGGTAGCCGATTTCACTTTTACGGATTTTGCCTTCATCAAAGGCTTGTTGAACCAAGCCCTCAATCTGTGCTTTGCCACTGTTGGCGCTAAGGGCAGCAAACTCAGTGTTAAGCGCGTTATAGGTTTCAACGGGGACAAACTTACTGAGGTCAACACCAGCACCTTCAGCGGTTAAGGCTGCCAGCTGGGTTGACAGTTGCGTGCTTTTATCGGCATCGGTAATTAGCGTATCAAGCGCAGTTAATGCGGCTGTTGATAGTTCAGGGGTTAAGCTGTCGGCTCCATTTAGGTCAAGACCTAATTTTGCCAACAGCTTCTTTAACGCTTCGGACATAAAAACTTCCTTCTGTTGTGGTTGATTAAAAAGTTGCGCTGAAAGTTCAGCAAGTGGAGTCATGCCATCCACACCGGGCCGATTGGTGAGTGCCGCGCTGTGCAGGTAAGTAGGTTTGCCAGTGTTTGTGTCGTAAGCAAAAACACAAGAGAGGTAGCGGTATTCTTTATTGTTGATAAATTCGAGCGCTTTATCAGTAAAGCGAGGCTTAACAAACAGACCTGACTCGCGGAATTCAAGCTCGGTTAAATTGAAGTAACCAGAAGCTGGGGCTGGGTTGCCGTTGGTTTTGGCATTCAGGGTTTGATGCTCGTAATCAATGACCAGATCAGTTGACTGGTGTGGTGCATTCGCTTTCATCTGCTCAAAGGTTTGTGCATCTAAAAACCATTGACCTATTGCAACATCATGGGGGCGACCGTCTACCGCGGAAAAATATCCGGCAGGTAACAGCTGATACCAGCCGTCTGTTGATTGCTGCATCTCGGCAGACAACGCAGTAATATTTTGCGCTGCTGTCATTTGATTTGTGGCGGTCAGTACCGCAAGTGATATTTTATTTTTCATGCAGGCAGAATAAC